TAACGATAGTGAACTTGATTTAGAATCAATCAAAACACCTCAAATACATAACAAATATATGAAACTTTTAACAAAGTTTAAATTAATGTTGAGCCGAAATGAAAGTGAATTTCATATAATTAAAAAACAGAAATGGGAATACTATACAGGTAAAGCAGACCCTAGTGTTTACGCTGAAAAACCTTTTAACTTAAAAATATTAAGACAAGATGTTGACAAGTATATTGATTCAGACGAAGACATTATTAAACTCAAACAAAAATCGGACTATCTTAATACTGTAGTTGACTTTTTAGATAGAACGGTTAGACAAATATCCAATAGAACATTTACAATAAAGAACGCTATTGATTGGAAGAAATTTATATCAGGAGCTATTTAATGACAGTATTTAAATTAGAAAGAAAAATTAAAGCTAATAGAATTCCACACGGAAAAGATATATTAAATAAAGATACTCCAGAAGCAGTGTTTGATGTCGGAGCATTGTTTATTCACGACCAACATATTTTTAAAATTATGGATACTTTCAAGAAAAAACACGATTGTCAATTACCAATTAAATCTGTATTTGGTTGTTATGGTGTTAGATGGACTGGTGGAAGAACTACTATGACACAGTTGGCTCAGACTTGGGCTCATAACGGTTGGACACCAGAGAATATAATTTGGGAGTATAACCGTAGAGGTGTAGGTTGTACTTTTACTTTTTCAAATCATCTACTTAAAGAAGAACATCTTGACGACCCTAGCTCAAATTATTTACTAGATTTATTAGGAAGACAAATATATAAAGACAATGCTGTTACTGTTGCTAGTGATATGCTTTCGGATTATATAAGAAAGAAATATCCTAATTTAAAACAAAAAGCTTCTATTGTTAAACACACAACTGAAATGCCAAAGAGAAGAACTTTTGAATATTACGATAGTTTATTTGACAGATATGATTTGGTTTATCTTCATCCTGACGATAATCTTAATCTTAACTTGTTGAAAAAAATAGCTGACTCAGGAAAAGCTAATAAGTATATTAATCTTATAAATGAAAGATGTACTTTGAATTGTCAGATAAGAAATACCCATTATGATGAAATTGCACAAGCACAACTTGATGGTTGGCACGGAATGTTTAATTTTAGCAACATAGATTTAGTTCATCATCCTGACCATCCTAAAACTGTATGCCCTAGAGTATTAAAACCAGAATTAAGGAACACTGTTCTTTCAAGAGGAGAATTTAAAAGAGTTTATGATTATGGTTTTAGAAATTTTAAATTGCAAGGAAGAGATACACCTGTTGCTGCTTTGATGTATAATTTTTCTACTTATATGCTTGAACAAGATTTTATTGCTGAAAGATTGTTTGCATATTAACAATGAAATTTTATAATGAATCCTATAAGATATTTAATCATAGATAAAAAAGATGATGTTTACTTAAAGATAGAAGCAGACGAATCTATCAGACGAGAACTTGGAGAACATTTTACTTTTCAAGTACCTGGTTTTAGATTTATGCCTCAATTTCGTAAGAGAATATGGGACGGTAAGATAAGATTATTTTCATATGCAACTGGACAGATATACGTTGGTCTTTATCCTTATATACTTAAATGGTGTAAAGAAAACAATATAGAAGTTGTTGATGGCACCAAGATAGAAGATACTAAAGTAAATACTTTATGTCTTCCTGAATTTATTGAAGCCTTAAAGATACCAATGGAGGTAAGGGATTATCAAAAAGAAGCATTTATACACGCTATAAAGAAAAAACGTTGTTTATTATTATCACCAACTGCTAGTGGTAAGTCACTTATTGTTTATCTATTAGTAAGATTTAATTTATTAAGATTAAAAGATAAGAAGATATTAATTATAGTGCCTACCACATCATTAGTAGAGCAACTATATAAAGATTTTAAAGATTATGGTTGGGATAATGAAAAAAATATGCATAGAATATATGAAGGCCATAGTAAAGATACTGATAAAAAAGTAATAGTATCTACTTGGCAATCAATATATAATCTTCCAAAGACGTGGTTTAAACAATTTGGTATGATAGTTGGTGACGAAGCACATTTATTTAAGGCGGTTTCACTTACCAAGATATGTACAAAGTTGGTACAATGCCCCTATAAGGTTGGTTGTACAGGAACTTTAGACGATAGTAAGACACATAAGCTTGTTTTAGAAGGACTTTTTGGTGCTGTAAATAAGGTTGTATCTACTACAGAACTCCAAGACAAAGACCAGCTAGCCAAACTTAAAATTTTCTGTTTGGTTTTACAATATAGCAAACAACAAAGAGATTTTTTAAAAAATAAATCTTATCAGGAAGAGATAAATTTTTTAGTTTCAAATGAAAAAAGGAATAAATACATTAAGAACTTGGCCACTAATTTACACGGCAATACTTTATGTTTGTTTCAATACGTAGAAAAGCACGGTAAACTATTATATCAATTAATAAAAGAAAAGGCAGGTGACCGACCTATTTTCTATATCCACGGAGGAGTGGAAGCAAATGAAAGAGAACAAGTTAGAGCAATTACCGAGAAGTCTGACAATGCGATTATTGTCGCTTCTTATGGGACGTTCAGCACTGGCATTAATATCCGTAATCTACACAATATTGTTTTTAGTAGCCCTAGTAAATCTCGTATAAGAAATTTACAATCTATTGGAAGAGGATTACGATTAAAAGATAACAAATCACACGCAACATTATATGATATTGCTGACGACCTTTCCTATGGCGAAAAAGAAAACTACACTTTACAACACTTTAGGGAGCGTATAAATATATACAATGACGAAGACTTTGATTATGAAATCCATAACATAGAGTTAGGCAATGGCAGACATACAAGCTAATATAAAAATAGTTAAACTAGTCAATGGTGACGATATAGTTACACATATGCCATCAGGTGATAAACAATTGCCTGATAAATCGCCATTAATGAGATTAGATAAACCTCTACAAATTAAATATATCCCACAAATGACCCCTATGGGAGTGAGAGATTATATAGCTTTAATAAAATGGACAAATTATACACCAGATAAAATTGTTACTATCCCAAAAGATAAGATATTAACTATAACAACAGCTGGTGGGGATATGTCAAAAAGCTATTTAAATCTTGCAAGAGAGTATGATAAGATAGATTCGCCTAGAAAGTCCAAGACAAAAATCTATCATCCTGAACGGTTAAATGATGAAGATAATGAACTATTAAATGAGATATTTAAAGAAGGAAGAGGACCAAAAAGAACTCTCCATTAGCTCTGGAGCTGTTCTCAACGGACTACATAGTCCATTATACACAAAAAATGTGAAAAGTCAATGTTGGTTACACCATTGACAATCTTAAAAAAATGTAGTATTATATAACTATTATGAATATACAGACTACAAAAATTAAATATAAGAAAAAACCAGAACACTATGTAAATAATAAAGAATTTTTACAGGCAATGATATTCTATAAAAGGTCTGTAAATAAAGCGATTAAAACAAAAGTAACTAAACCGCCTGTACCAGATTATATAGGCGAGTGTTTTTTAAAGATAGCGAATCACCTCTCATATAGACCAAATTTTATTAACTATACTTATCGTGATGATATGATATCAGATGGTATAGAAAATTGTTTACAATATCTTAATAATTTCAACCCAAGAAAATCAAACAATCCCTTTGCATATTTCACACAAATTATCTATTATGCTTTTGTACGGAGAATACAAAAGGAGAAGAAACAAGTTACAATTAAACACCGTATGATACAAGAAGCAAATTATGATGATATGACATTGCAACCAGGTGAAGATAGAGAGTTTAAAAATCAATTTACAGAATTCCTAAAGAAGAATACCCCACCAGTAGAAATAATAAAAAAGAAAAAGAAGGCAGTTAAACGAAAAAGGTAGATAATGAAATGTGATAAGATTTTAATAGTTGGAGGAGGCTCAGCTGGTTGGATGACAGCTGCAACTTTAGTCAGAGCTTTTCCTGATAAAGATATAACTGTATTAGAATCACCTAACGTTCCAACAATATCAGTTGGTGAAAGTACAATATCAAAAGTTAAACAATGGACAAAATATCTAGGAATAGATGATAAAGAATTTTTAAAACATACAGATGGCACTATTAAATTTAGTATTAAGTTTACAGACTTTAATGGAAAAGACGAGGTGCCGTTTCA